TACTCGATGACGGCCCTTGTTACCGGGTGGTCTCCAGTAAATGGAGCCGTCGGAGAACTGGCCTCGGTCGATATCTCGTGGCCAGTTTCGGGAACGGTAACGAAGGCTGTCGCTTAGTCTGATCGCGTAACCTCTACGCCCAGGGAGGGCTGGACATGGAACTACAATTCAAGATCAAAGAGACAGGCAAGGACAGCGTGATCGTACGCGCTGCCCTGGTCGACATCGTTGCATGGGAGGATCGCTTCGAGCGACCATCCTCGACAATGGGTGGCGATTCGATCTTTGCTCGCGACTTCGTTTGGCTTGCTTGGCATTCGCAGAAGCGCACGGGCGCGACGACTCTGGACTTCATGGATTGGGTCGCCACGCTCGATGAAATCGAGGGCGCTGAGGAGACTACGCTTGTCCCTTTGGAGAATCCTCCAGCCATTGGCTCGTCGCCAGTCTCGCAGTAGAGACAGGCATCGCGCCCAGTGTGCTGATGCTGGAGTCGGAGCGGATGCTCTGGACCATGCTGGGATATATTCGTTGGCGAAGCGTTCACAGCAACCGGTAGACTGACTCTATGGCTACGCAGAAGATACGCGGCCTAGACGACGCGCTGAAGACGCTTCAGAAGATGGATCCTGTCTTGAAGCGCGAGGCAGTCAAGCGCCTGAAGGGCGACGTGCAGCCGATCGTTTCGGCTATCAAGGCCGGGATGCCGCAGACTCCATTGTCTAACTGGGTCGCGCCTAAGCAATCGAGCGCACGACGCGGGACTGTTTCTGCTGGTCGTAGTGGTGCTGCTGGCACACCGTACTGGCAGGCTGGCAAAGCAAAGAGTGGCGTACGTGCGAGCGTGAAGAAACAGGGGGCGCGTCAGATGAAAGGGAAGGCGATCCTTGTCAGCATTCGTCAGTCGAATGGCGCCGGCGAGGTATTCGACATGGCTGGAAAGAAGACGAATAGCGTCTTCACCCGTAACCTAACTGCCAAGTGGGGCGGACCTTCGCGTCTGATGTGGCCGACTGCCGAGAGGCATAAGCCACAAGTCCTTGCTTCGATCAATCGCAGCGTCGTCAACATGTCGGATATTATCAATGAGGAACTTCGACTACGCGGTTATTCGCGTTCTGCTCCGCGCGCCTCTGGTCATTTCCGCTAGAGATAGGCAGGTAGAATAGACTCATGGCTATCGTAATCCCGATTGGCGTTGATACCTCCGGCTTGACTCGCGGACTCTCGCAAGGCACTAGCGGTCTCCGCAAGTTTGGCAAGATGGCTGCCATTGTCGGCGGCGCAGCTGCGCTTGGCGGTTTGGTCGCCACGCTGAAGATTGGCGTCGACGAGTTTATGGGCGCGCAGAAGGTATTGGCGCAGACGGGCGCGGTGCTGAAGTCAACGGGTGGCGCGGCGAACGTGACGAGTAAGCAGATCACCACGATGTCGGAAAGCCTGATGAAACTGTCGGGCGTTGACGATGAGGCGATCCAGTCTGGTCAGAACTTGCTGTTGACGTTCACGAAGATTCGCAACGAGACTGGCAAGGGAAATAATATCTTCGATCAGGCTACGCTGGCGATGACGAATCTGTCCGTTGCGATGGGGAAGGATCTGAGCTCGTCAGCGATCCTCGTCGGCAAGGCTTTGAACGATCCCGTGAAGGGTGTCGGCGCGTTGTCGAGGGCAGGCGTGCAATTCACGGCGTCGCAGAAGGACACGATCAAGGCGCTCGTAGATTCTGGCAACGTCATGGGCGCGCAGAAGATGATCCTCAAAGAGCTCGAAACGCAGTTTGGTGGGAGTGCGAAGGCTGCGGGTCAGACGTTGCCGGGGCAGCTGAACATTCTCAAGGAGACATTCCGCAATCTTGCCGCTGATCTAATCGCCGGATTCATTCCAGCGGTCAGTCGTGGTGCGGAGATATTCCTCGGTTTTGTTCGTGACATTGCGAAGCAGCCGACGCTATCGGCAAAGATCCAGTTTGTTATTGGGACTTTTGCTGGTGCTGCGTGGCGCGGGGTCCAGTCAATCATCGATTGGTGGACGACGCCGAAGACAGAGTTTGAGAAGAGTCCGACGAGTGGACTCCATATCAAGTTGATCCCGGCTGGTAAGGATCAGGTCGCCGCGTTCTTTACATCACTAAATATTGCGATGAAACAGAAGGCCAACGAGTTTGGTAATACCATTGGCTTTGGCATTATGGATGCGATCTTTGGCGGGGCGAAGTCGCAGGCTGGTAAGAACGCGAAGAATACCCTCGGACTATTTGTCACGTTGCTCAATCCTGTTGCGCTGAACGAGTGGGCTGGTGGTGTTGGCCGTGAGATGATTGCCGGATTGTGGGACGGTATTACGCAATGGCTGAACGAGAATCCCGGCATCGCTACGAAGGCGATCAAAGACTGGTTTATGTCTGCTGGCGATTCGATTGGTGGCGTTATTGGTGAAGCGTTCAGGTTGATGACGCGAGAAGCACGCAAGGGCGCTCCAGTCTTCATTGGTGTCATCACGAAGACCGTGCGCGAAGCCGTGAACGCTGCGCGCCAGGGACTGGCTGGTCTTGGTTCATCGCTTGGCGGGATGCTCTCGACGATCACAGGTACGTCCTCGCCGGACGCGAAGCGTGCTGCCGAGATTCGCGCGCAGCAGAAGGCTGAAGCGACTACGCGCGAGCGTGCGCGCCTGACGCTTGTGAGGGATTCTGCCGCTACTGATGAAGATCTCGCGCAAGCCAAGCAGGATCTTGCTGATTTCGAGTTGGAGGTTGACGCGACATCTGCTGAAGAGCGCGTGGCGATCGCGCAGTCTACAAATCAGCGGCTGATTGAAGATCTTGTTGAAAGGTTCAACCGGGGGACGATTGACGCGACGAAGTTTGCGAGCGATCTCGACGGAATCATCGGTGCCGACAAGGGAGCAGAACTGGGGATTGCGTTTGCTGGCGCGTTTGGTCGGGAATTGGAATCAATCAAGGCTGCGGCGAGTGATATCCAGAACGTGATCGATCGGTACGCCAAGGGCAATCTCCCGATCACGGCTGACAAGCCGACGCCGGCGATGGATGCTGCGCGCACCGCTGCCCTGAACCAATGGAAAGATGATCGTGCTGCTCGGTTGAAGAAGGCTCGTGATGCTCGGAAGAAAGACGGCATCACGAAGGAAGAGCAAACTGATATCAATAACATCATGAAGAAGTGGGACGACGACCATCAAAAGCCTGTTGCGATGGCTGCCGGTGGCATCTTGAAGCGTCAGGTCTTTACGGCTGGTGAGGCTGGTCGCGAGGCCGTCATCCCGCTCGGGTCGAGTGAGGCGATGGGCATCATGCGGGATGCGCTTGGTGGTGGCGGTGGCGGAGGGGCGACGTATAACCTCGTTATCAACGCGGGGCTGGGCACGAATCCTGACGAGCTCGGTCGGACGATCGTAGAGTCGATCAAGAAGTTTGAGAAGCGCAACGGGCAGGTCTTCGCTGGTCCGCAGATCCAAGCGACCTCGGCTGGTGTCTCGACGAATGGTGGCACGCAGACCCGTAGCCTAAGGAAGAACTAGGTGGCTACGCCGAGCCTGCTAGTCCAGATTGGGTTTGATACGTCGAGCCAGGGTGGTCCGTTCTTTTTGTGGGCTGATGGGACGGCGACGAATACGCCAGAGGCTATAGCTGCGAATCCGCAGAGTCTTTTCGATAACACCGAATACCGTTTCGGCGGGACGCTGGACTATGACGTGACGGATCGTGTGCGTTCGGTTTCGATCACGCGCGGCAGGTCGCGCGAGTTGGATCGTTACCAGACCGGCGTTGCAAATATCACCTTCAATAACCAAGACAGGGCGTTCGACCCGTTCTACGAAGCCAGCCCGTACTACCCGGATATCAAGCCGCGCCGCAACCTGAAGATCTCGACGATCATCGCCGCGTCGACTGCCGTTCAATTTACCGGCATCATTGAGGACTGGGGCTTGGATTACAACATCTCGGGCGAGTCGACGGCTGGCGCGGTCGCTGCTGACGGATTCATTACGTTTGGCGGTCAGCAGATCGCAGCGCATACGGCGACCAGTCAGACGTCGGGCGCGCGTATCAACGCGATCCTGAACCGCAGCGAGATCGATTGGCCTGCCGCGCTTCGTAACATTGACACGGGCGCGCAGACGCTACTCGCCGACGTCGTGGATGCTGGCACGGATGCGCTGGGGTATTTGCAGCTGATCGAGGCGTCCGAGCCTGGTCAACTATTCATGAGCAAGGCGAACGCGGTGACGTTCAAGAATCGGAACGCTGGCGCCACGATCGGAACCGTGACGTTCTCGGACGCCGGCGGAACCACTATCCCTTACACGGACATTACCGTTTCATATGGCACCGAGCTGCTGTATAACCGCGTCAACATTGCTCGGCTAGGTGGCTCGATCCAGACGGCTGCCGGAAGCGCGTCGCAGAGTGAGTATGGCATCACTTCACTCGACTACAACGGCTTGCTGATCGACACGGATGCGAACGCGCTTGCGCTCGCAAAATATCTGGTCGGGAAATATGACGAGCCAGATCTGCGCTTCGATACGATGACGGTCGAGTTGGCCGGACTTGGCACGGCTGACCAGTCGCGCGTCCTCGGCTTGGAGATCGCAGACATCATCTTGCTGCAATACCAACCGAATAGGATCGGCGCTCGGATCTCGAAGAACGTGCAGATCATCGGTATCCGCAATGATATTCGCCCAATGACGCACAAGGTAACTTTCTCACTTGCGTCGACTGATACGGTTGCAATGGTGTTCGCTGGTGGTACCGTGACGAGCGGAACGGCAGTTGCGGCAGCGTATCCATTCAGTATCTTTGGCACGTCGACATTCGGACTCTAGAGGCAGGTAGAATAGACTCATGGCTTGGACTACACCGGGAACAGCTGTTGCGGGAGACGTACTCACAGCTTCGCTGTGGAATACTAATGTCCGCGACAATCTCAATAGTGTCGGCGCAATACTTGTTGCGACATCGACATTTACCGCATCGGCAACAATTCAGATCACGTCTTGCTTTTCTTCGAGTTATCAGAATTATTTGATCGTCGGAGAATACGTGCATACCGTTACGAATAACGGAATCTATTTCAATATGCTTTCTGCAACGACTCCGGCAACCGGAGCGAACTACGGGAATACTGCCATAGAGGCAAATGCTGGTGGTGGACCTACTCGAATCTATACAAGCGCACAGACAAAAGCGCGGATCGCGTATGCAACAAATGCTGGGGCTGGTAGGGCTGGGTTTACGGCAACTATTTACGCGCCGAATGTTGCAACTCCGACTAACGTAACGAGTGTCACAAATGCCGGCTCACAATATTTTCAGAGTATTGGCGCAACCCACATAGTTTCAACGTCGTACGATGGTATTCAATTCACACTAGACTCGGATACTTTGACTGGTGCAATTCGTGTCTATGGACTTATCAATTCGTGAGTATGAATTATGACTACTAACATCCAAAATATTCGCAAAAATCTTGCACAGGTCCACACGATCGTCAATCGCAACGTGAACGGTGTAGATATTCCGCTGACGAGCGATGAACTCGAATTGTGGCTAGATCAGCAGGCTGAGATCATGTTGGCGAACGAGCATGGCTGGAGCGAGTTTCGTTCCAAGCGTGACTTTCTGCTTAGTGCCTCGGATTGGACCCAGGTTTCCGATGCGCCTGTAGACGCAAAATTGTGGAGCGCGTATCGTCAAGAGCTTCGCGATCTTCCTGCAAATGTTTCTGATCTGACAGATCCTATTTTGTGGCCGGAACCTCCGCAGTAGATAGATAGGTAACGACTGACGTCGCCAGCTGCCAGTAGGTGAACCTTGCCACTAGGGGCGTTACACTATGCTCATGTCTGATGCCGAAGTTGAGCGTTTGTATCGGGCGATGGAAGCGTTGCGTATCGAGGTCGTTCAGTATCGGGCAGACTTGAACGGTCGGCTGCGGACGCTAGAGGTTCACAGCGCCGAGGTCGATGCGCGCGAGGATCAGCGCACGATGACGCGGAGTGTGACGCTGGCGTATATTGCCGGCATCGCCGCGCTTACCGGTATCATTAGTGCCGTACTAACGAATCTACTGTAGGGAGCTCATAATGCAGATCAGTCCAAAAGTCACCGCCGCCGCTCTTGCTGCCGCGCTCGTCACCATCATCGTCTGGGGCGCCAGTCTCGCAGGCGTCGAGATCCCGACTGTCGTCCAGGGCGCGATCATTACGATCCTCGTTGCCGCTGCCGGGTACTTCGTTACCGATCCTGCCCGGTCGTGAAGATCCTCCGCCTGACCTCGCCGCTGACCGAGGGCACCGCCGTCGCCCTAGCGCAGCAGCACCTCGTCAAGTATGGCGTGCTTGCCAAGACCGCCGTAGACGGCATTTACGGCCCCGTGACGGCGAACGCAGCGAAGAGGGCTAAGTACCTGCTGGGCTATGCAGACACCGCAGGGACGTACGACGCGGCACTACAGGCGTTCATGAGTGGCAAGACGAAGCCGACGGTCGCGATGCGCGCCCGTGTCGCGGCGCGGAAGCGAAAGCCGCTCCCGTCGTTGACTCTGGGCGAGCGTGCCGCTGACCGAATGGTTGGCTGGTACAACGCGCGCTGGTCGGAGAATCCTGCCGGGTCGAACTTCGTCCAGCCTCTCTCCCTGCTCTGCAAGGATCTCCGGCTTGCCGCCTACTACTACCAGATGAACTACGCCTGGTGCGCGCTCGCAGCATTCACCGCCTACCTCGCCGAAGGCTCGACAGCCGCGAAGTACGGGTTGCGCGAAGGCAAATACAACGCGCTCTACACGCCAGAGATCCGCGCAGTCGCCGAGCGTGGCGCGTACGGGTTGGCTTCGCAATCCAAGACAACGATCGTCAAGGGAACCGCGCTCCTGTTTGACTTCGGCGGATCGAACGGCTCGGAGGTCGACCATATTGGCATCGCCCTCGGCAAGCCTGGTCAAGTCGTCAAGGCTGGCGGCAAGACGTGGCGACCCGGCAAGAACTCGGTCGTCACGGTCGAAGGTAACACGTCCTACGACGACTCTGGTAGCCAGTCCAATGGTGGCTGCGTCGCGATCCGAACGCGTAGCCTGACCGTCATCCGCGCGGCGGTACGCGTACAATAACGGACGACACGACCGGGGAGGGTTTCGGTATGGGACTGCTAGACGAGATCGGCGCACAAACGAAGTCGCGACATAGACCGTGCATCGTGACGGAGATCCTCGACGACTTGCCAATCGAGGACGCGCGAGAACTACAGCTAGCCCTCGACGATGCGGCGATGACTCATACCGCGATCACGCGCGTCCTCGTCAACCGTGGCTACCCGGTCGCGCCTAACGGGAAGCAAGTGGCGAATCATCGCCACGGGTCTTGTCAATGTCGGGCATAGGCAAAGAGGTCGCGCTCGAAGTCAGGTGTGACGAACTAGCGCAAACGTGCGCGCATTTGCAGCGCCAACTCGCACGCGCGAAGGGCAAGTCTGCGGATCTCGTCGCAGCCGTCGAGCGTGCCGCGCTAGAGTCGGCGAGCATCGCCGGCAGAGGCAAGGCAGTCAAGGCGCCGAAACGTGACAAGCGTCCAGGCGGCGAAGTCGCCCTGCTCCACCTCACAGATTGGCAGCTGGGTAAGCAGACGGAATCCTACGACACCGAGGTCTGTCGGCTGCGCGTCATGACGGCTGTAGCAAAAGTGCTACGGCTGACGGAGATCCAGCGCGCAGCGCACCCGGTCGACGAGATCCACGTCATGCTCGGTGGCGACCTGATCGAGAACGTGACGATCTTCAAGATGCAACCATTCGAGGTTGACAGCTCGGCGACGATGCAAGTCTTCGCAGCTGCAACCCTGATCGAGTCCGTGCTGCTGACGTTGCTTGAGAACTTCGAGCGCGTCGTGGTGCACGAAGTGCGCGGCAACCACGGGCGGATCGGTCTAAAGGGCGAGACACCAGACAACTGGGATCGTGTCGTCGGCAGGATCGTCCGCGAGCGTCTGATCGACCCGCGCCTCGCGTGGGAAGCGCCAGACAACTGGTACGCCATCGGCGAGATCGGAGAGTACCGATTCCTGCTGGTCCACGGAGACCAGGTAAAATCGTTCGGGGGAAATACGCCGGCTTTCGGAATTATCCGCAAGGCTACGGCCTGGTCCTCGGGTGTTCTTGAAGGATGGGACGACCTCTACCTCGGGCATTACCATCACGTCAGCCAATTCCAGATCCCGAACGGTGGACGCGTCTTCATGACGGGCAGCACCGAATCCGGCAGCGAATATGCACGCGAGTTTGTCAGCGCGAAAGGTAAGGCGTCGCAGCGGCTTCACTTCGTCGACCCGCGCGCCGGGCGCGTAACTGCCGAGTACGTCATCTGGCTCGACTAGGCGCGCTCTACACGTCTGGCGTGTATAGCGTCTGACTGGCGGCGATGGCGCGTAGATAGACACGGCACCTATCTACATGACGGTGCGGAAGCGTATCAATCCGATACGCTCTAGCCGCGCAATGATGCGAAGTAAGAGCGCCTTACCAGCGCGCGTCGCAGACTTGTGCGGATTAGGCTTGGAAAGTATCCGCCTGGGCGATACTATTCAAGCCTAATCCTCGGTCGCGTAGGCGCCGAACTGGCGCCCATGAACATCGACGTGCGAGGTAAGCGCGCCTTACCGGCGCACGTCGCAGAGTTACGCGACTCCGCCACGATCCTTCGGATACTCGTACGTCTTATTGATCTCCGAGAATCTCGCGCGCAGTTGCGCTGTCTCTTTTTTATTGGCACCGCAAAGCATCGCGTACTTGTGCTTCGGCGGGACGGGGATGCTATCCGACTCGGCGTGCTTCACTTTGCTCTGCTCGCGTAGTTGCTGCTCGATGTCGTCGGGTATGTTGTCCCACGCCATCCCCGTCGCGTGGCACCAGTCTGCACGCCAACGGATACCAAGCTCTTTGGCGTACCTCTTGTATGCCGAACGCGAACGGAAGAAGCGATCCGAAACGTACTTCCCCGTGTAAGGATTTATGTGTCGCGTCGCCGCGCCCGAGGTCTGACCGAGGTAGTAGAAATTGCAGGCTTGGTAGATCGTGCCGAGTTCCTTCGCCATCGGGTCGGAGTACGCCGTGAACAGTCGGTATTGGGTGGTCTGCGCCATGTCTTTGATGCTCGACATGATGAACGCGCTGGCAAGATTCTTCGGCGACCAGGACACGCACGCGCCTCGACTGATTAGGCGTTCAAGGTTCGGGGTATCTTCGCCGAGGAGTTTGCTGAACGCGTTAGGCATGTTGAACAGGAGGGCGCCGGCGAGGATTGTCCCGTGATACGCGCCATACCAATGCGTCGTGTATTGGGATAGGTTGCCGAGCCATTCGTGCCGATGGATGAACCGCGTAAGATCCTGCTTGTCTTCGGTGCTGGTGACTTGACGAAACTCGAAGTCAGACACGCGCAAGGTTGCCGCGTAGTCCTCGGTCATGCCGGCGTCGAGCAAGTCGTCTACGCGGTTACGCAGACGAATGTCGTACTGCCAGCAATGCGACTCCGTATACTCGCGAGTCTCCGGCGCGTTCGGCTGCGTCGATTCTTCCTGCCATAGTTGCAGGGCGCCTTGCATCTAATCCTCGGTCGCGTAGGCGCCGAACTGGCGCCCGTGAACGTCGACGTGCGAGCCGGGTGCGCCGAAGCGTTCGCGCCATTCGGCGATCGTGTACGTACAACCATCCGGCTCGGTGTCGAAGACGTGGCTACTGACAACGGGCGGCTCGGCGGCGACGGGCTTGCCAACCTTCGCTCCCTTGTCATTCGACCAGGGCGCGTACAACTCACCATCGCCACGCGCTAAGTCGATAGCGTCAAGGAACGTCTGCGCGCGTGGACCCCAGCGCGCGATGATCTGGTGACGCGCACCCTTCGGGATACGCCGATCACCCGTGACGTAACGCGTAACGCGTGGACGCTCGCAGCCAATCACGCTAGCCAGCTCGTCAGCGTCAATCTCCAACTGAATCATGAGTGCGCGGCTCGGCGACAAGACCGGCATCACGCCGCCGCCTTCGCCGCTCGACGCTTCGACTTCGCAGCCAGCTTCGCGGCGCCACGGTCCAAGCGCACCTTCATATTCGCCGCGATCTTATTCTGACCTAAACGATTGCGCCTTTTGTTGCTCATCTCGTTCTCCCCTGGTGGTGGTGTTCGACGATCATACACAATCTGGCGAACACCCGGCAGGACGCGAATCCTGCCGGGTGCGAGTCGCCCGAGGGAGGGGAGGGCGCCTGCATACAGGATACCCGTCCCCTCGCTGTTATCATCACGCCGTGGGTGCGTCGCCTGTCCCCGTGGTGGTGGACTGCGACGCACCCGCCTTCACGATCAACCCGACCGCAGCGCGCGTTAGTCCAACCATGTCGCCGATCGCCTGAAGCGTCATCTCTGGGGCTGCCTTCCTAATCAGATGGTCACGGTCACGCCGGCGAGCCTGCACGATGAACTCTGCATCGAGCAGCTCATCCGCCGCGTTGTAGAGGTCCGCTTGGATCTTGGTTCTCATGCTGCCACCTTCCGGTTCCGCGACTCGTAAACGGCGTAGGCTCGGGCTTCGGGCAGGTAGTCGAAGTCATGTCTAGATTCCCGCACAACGACGACATAGCGCCCCGCATCTGTCGCCCACAACTGCACGACAGGATCGGTAGTCGATGAGACGTAGATCAGGGTTGCGCTCACGA